GTCAATAAAGAATACCGGAAAATATCATTGAAATGTCCCACATACTCTTCTGCAAAATTTTGGATTGTTGTGACAACTAATCCTTGAATTATTGAAGATGAATTGTTGGTATTTTGCGCATTATATTTAACAATGGAATTAACAAGTAAATAAATATAATCCGGATCCACAATCGTTGGAATAATTGAAACTATATTTCTCGGAGAAAGTATATTGGTAATTATACTTTGTTTAGTAGCATTTGTAATTGTATATCCAGAAACGGGTTTTAAACTTAAAAATACAGTACCATATTGCGGAGGAATGTTTGTTTCCCCTCCCCACACAGATACACTATCTACATTAGGATATTCACGTTCAATAATAGTCGCATAATCATTTACAGTAACACACCGATTCTGTGCCTGATAGTTCTTGGGCGCAGAAAAACGAATTTGATCAATTGTTTCTCTTTGTGCTCCACCAGCGGCTGCATTAACTGTAGTTATTACAATATTACTATAACCACCAATATCTCCAGAAATAGTAAATATATTGGCTCCATTTGGTGCATCGGCATTACAAGCAATATAATTTAAGAAAACAATATTTCCATCTTGTAATTGTGTTCCTAAAATACCATCACCAAAATAAGCCTCATATTGAAAATTGTTATCTTCTTGTAACCAATATACATTGGATGTAGAATTTAAGGTGGTTAAATCCGTTGATAATGAAAATGTAGTCAATAATGCCGATTCGCTGGATTCTTGTACACTAACAATTAATGTATTGGTATCAATATTTGAATTTGGAATTATATATTTAACTGGATTGGATGAAGAAACTGTATAACGATATGTATAATAAATTCCTTCATTAATTATTAAATTATTAAAAGTATACACCCCTGATATTATTGGTACAGTAATTGCTTGTGTAGTAACAAAGAAATAATTGACTCCAGATACCATCGAATTAAAAATAGTACCACCAGGAAGAGTTAAAAATGCAGGTGGAGTAGGAGAGACTGGTGGAGTTATTATGATATTTATTGTCGCTTGTGCTGATTTACTGGAAACAGGAGTATATCCAATTTCTTTAGCAAGTGACACCACATTTTCTCTGCGAGACGCGGAGTCAAGGAACATTTCATTAGATACCATTGAAAGATAGAATGCCAAATATGATGTGTTGTATGAAAGCAAATTAAGAATTGCTTGTAAACCAGATCCAGAAAACGAAAAATCTGTAAATTCACTTTGACCACTTAAAAAATTAATAAGCGATTGTTTAATGGTATCAAAATCAAGTGCAGAAATATTAAATTTGTTAGAATTAGAAGAATTAGTTGGAAACATATATACCATCCTTTTTAATCTTACCCTTATTCCAAGGAATTTTTCCAATATGTGATTTAGACATTTTAATTCGATCCTTCTTAGATCTTTTTTTACCCTTCCAATAATTGATAGGATTTTTTATTTTTTGTTGTCTTTGTTTTTCTCTTGTTTCTAATGAATGTTTTTTCCCTTTCATACCCCAATTAGGATATTTTTTTAAACATTTTTTACCTTTATTCCAAGGAACATGTCCTTTTAATGAATTAGATATTTTCTTTTTAGTTTCTTCAGAAACAATTCTTCCTAGAGAATTTTTATTTCCTTTGGAAATTTTAGATAATTTTCTTTTAGTTTCTTTAGTATGATGATAATTATTAATACCATCACCACCTAAAGTAGAATTATATCCATTTACAAATGTATCATAATAAAATATACATAATATTTCCAATTTCTTTGCTTCTTCTATATTTGGAATATTATCAATAAGCACTTCATGAATCCAAAATTGATCAGGATATTTTCTTAATGCTTTGGAAATTTTATAATTTTCTTTTTTAGAAACCTTAAGATGTCTTTTCCATCTTTTTTCCATAGTTTCGGAAGTATATCCAATATATGATTTATTCGTAATTTTACAAGTATGTTTATAAATTATCCACATTATCGGAGTTGCTCCAGAAAGATATTTAACGTAGTAGTTTGCGATTGACCCAAAATTTGATATATGATCGTTGCGGCATATGCGTGTTGATCGGGTGAAGGTGTTACTTCAACTCCAAGCACCGTAATCCGTGGTTCATAATTATTCAATACATCCGCAATACTTCTTCGAATTGTCATTGCAGTTGTTTGTGAAATATTTTCAAAAAGAGAACTATAAACTTGACATCCTTGATCCGGTGTAAATGGAATTTCGTAATTAATCGTCATTACTAACATTTTAACAGCGGCAGCAATTGCATCTGCATCTGTTAATGTTGTAATATCTCCTGTAACTGGATTGGTATTAAAAGTTAAGGATATATCCTTATATCGGACTGGTTGTGGAACTGGTAGTAAAGGTGCCATCAATAGTATTTATCTATACTTTCACAAGCCATTCCATATTATCTGTCCGTTTATAATCTAAAGATATTCCACCAGATAATAACATTTGAAAATATTCTTGAAACATATACTTCACTTTATCCAAAGAATAATTAGTTTCGGCAATTCTTCTAATTTCCAGAGGATCCAAAGCACCAACATGTTCTACAGCCCATTTAAATTGTTCAAGCGTATGACAACGATATCCCGTAACTCCATGTTTGATGGTTTCCGAAAATACAGCAAAATCAGTTGAAATAACAGGAGTGCCGCAAAATTGGGGTTCAACTGAAACATTACCACCAGGTTCCATAAAAACAGTGGGCATTAAAACTGCACTTGCATTTCCCATTAATTCAGCACGTTTTTTAATATCCGCATATCCGATATATTCAACATTTTCATCTAATGGAATTGTTATATTTTCTTCTGTAATTATTTTGGTTTTATCTTGATAAGAAACCCCTTGACCCGCAAGAATTAATTTTTTTCCAGTCACCTGTGCTGTTTTAATTGCAATAAGAATACCTTTGCGTTGAATCAGGCGACCAATATAAAGAAGGTAATCTTTTTTCTTTTTTACTAATTTAAAATCTTCCGGATCAATATAAACAGGAATTACAGCATCACACATTACACCATTGGGATCAGTTGATTGCGTTCCATATACACATGATTGATGAGTATATGATTCAAATACCTTATATTTGGCAAATGTGCCATAATAACCAATAAAAGGTTCTACATTAATTGTAGAACTGCCAATCATTTCATCAAGCGGTTTATTACACAATCCACCAATATAACAAACAAAATCTTTTGGGTGTTTCCTTTTATTAATTTCATTTGCAGTTCTTTCATTCATTAATTTCCAATAAGGTTGATTAATTTCCCATTTAATAGGAAACGTATTTTTATGCCAATCAACTTTCCCAAAAAAATGTTGTTGTTCTTTGGTTGAAATAATTGTAATTAATTCGGTACAAGGGGCAGTTGATCCTTCGGCCGCATATAAAAATACTTTATGCCCCAAGGATGTCATCATTTTACAAAAATTAAAAACCTTTATTGTGTAGGCACATGCGGAATATTCTTTAGATACTTTGGTATGTGGTAAAGAAGTTACGTGAAATGTCATATACAGGCACCTATATCAACAAAGCCTAGATCAATATTGGGTCAACACGAAATGACACAAACTGCGCCGATGTATCGTAATTGGCGGAGTTATTTGAGAGTGATACATAAGCCGGTGTAAGCCAGTCAGTAGCCGATAATTGAACAACAAGAGGCATCGAAGTTAAATCTTCGCTACCACTTGAATAGTAGTAATTACGATGAGTCCCATCATTTTGAATTTTGAGTGATATTAGACCACCCGGAAAACCACTTAGCAGTACGTGTGCGGATTCACCGACGAAAGAACCATTCGTAAAATTCTGTGTGTTCAACAAAGTTCCACCAATTCCACTATTGAATTGTACTATCCATGACGATGAGTTTCCTGTTCCTGAACTCGTACTAAGAAGATTTATTCCGGTTCCATTGTAGTTGTATGGGAATAACGTGGTATAAAAGACTGTACTTATTGTGTAAGGCGGTGAGGGTAAAGGTATTGCATAAAACAAAGTAGCACCACTACTACCACTAACAGGAGAATAAATTGTCGCAGATCCATTGAATGTTACTGTGGCACCACCTGCTAGTACTGTAGACCAGTCAGCAGCGTGAAATGGTTGCCAAGGATACGGCTTTCCGTTTTTAGAGTTCCATTGCGTTCCATTGTAATAAAACTCGTAAGGCGCATCCGTGCAGAAATAATTATCTCCTATATTCATACCACTGGTAGGTAAAGAAGCAAGAACTCCTACTCCATTAACATTACCACTTCCTGATATTCCACTAGTACCCGATGTTCCTGAAGTAATTCCTAATGCTGATGTACCACTGGACCCACTAACACCAGAAGTTCCTGATGTACCGCTTATACCAGATGTACCACTAATACCAGAAGTTCCAGAAGATCCCATTCCACTTGTAAATTGTTGCCAACCAGATGTTCCGTAAATATAATAATAAGATTGATCCGTATCATTATAACGATCACCAAGATGCATTCCACTTGTAGATAAATCAGCGTCAAGACCAAATTTATTCATATCATTGCGAATATTATTTAAAACACCAGCGGTTATAACTTGAGTGACTGATGTTCCAATTGGTTCATTACTTGCCGAGGTTCCTTCAGATGCAGAAGAATTAACTGTAATAACATCCGTGGCACGTGCCGTACAATATAAAAAGAAAGAAGGAGGCGAATCAATTGCAACCGTAAAATCTCCAGTTGCTGGAAATAATGAACCAGTACCCGATTGTAGTGTAATAGTAGTATCACCGGCTGTATAAGCACTTGCTAAAGTTGAAGATGCTAAATTACTATATTGTTGTTCTGCCATAATTCCTTCTTTAAATATTTATCTTATCCGCAATAAACGGTCGGACTCGCTTCATCTGCAAAATCAATTTCAACCAATGGACTTGATGGATAAACTATAATATCACCATTACGCGCGGCCGCTAATCCATTTATAAAAACTGTTGTGGATCCTACACCTAAAATAGCAATAGGACTTAAAGGATTTGGAATATCCCAATGATCAGTACATCTATGCCAAGGTAATCCATTTACGAATACATTTGGAGACCCTTGAATATTTGGTTCAGGTGGATTCGGATAATTACCAGCAGATAAATCTCCTAATCTAACTGCCCTTGGTTTAGTTTGCACCAAAACATATAATATATTGGATATTTGACTCATGGATTTAAAATATAAACTGGCATTTCACCAAGTATATTTATATCATATGGTGGTAATGTCCCTTTAAGTTCTTGCGGACTAATATAATTTGTTATTAAATTTATATTATTCCAAACAATAATACTATTTGTATTAAAACCAAACCCCGTAACTGTTAATATTATATTTGGTTGAAATTCTGGTAGTGTGTTGGGATATATTGCAAATAAAACTGGTTTTTGTGCATCATTAATTTGTACTGTTAAACTATCCGAAGTTGAAACATAATATTTATTAATAGTAATTTGAACCGAAACCGTTTCGGTTAATTGAACTTGTAAATTATCAAATAAATGAAATTTATTGACGCATACTAATGTTGCAACATATAATTGAGTAATTCTGGCATTAGATGGCTCCGATACCAAAGCACCATCATATAATTGAGTAATTCTGGCATTAGATGGCTGGGATACCAAAGCACCATCATATAACTGAGTAATTCTGGCATTAGATGGCTCCGATACCAAAGCACCATCATATAA